TCGCGGATCGATGATGCAGCCGGAAATGCCGATGGGTCGCGGATCGATGATGCAGCCAGAGATGCCGATGGGACGCGGATCGATGATGCAGCCAGAGATGCCGATGGGGCGTGGAGTTATGCCGCAGCCAGAGATGCCGATGGGGCGTGGAGCTATGCCACAGCCGGAAATGCCAATGAGCCGTGGCGCAATGCCGCAGTCGAATGCACCGATGGACTCAGGTACGGTCGCTCGCCGGGAGGTAATGTCAGGCCGTGAATCAGCCGTTCGCCCAGAAATGCCGACGAATTCCGGTTCTATGAATTCATCCTGTGATATCGATCAGTTTCCGGTAGGCATGGCATACGTTCCGTGGCAGCGCTGGCAGCAGGTCTATCCGGTTGAAAAAGCAATGAACAGAGGGACAATTTTCCCGGATCTGGATAAACCGTTTTCCATGGGGAGGTGCAGATAATGGCAAATACCGATATGAACTGCAGCGCTCTGCTTCAAGCAGTCTATGAGGCGAGCTTCGCTATGGACGATGTGATTCTCTATTTGGATACTCATCCCAGTGATCAGGATGCGCTGAATTACTACCAATATGTATCAGATTTACGGAAACAGGCAATGGATGCCTATGAGGCTCAGTGCGGCCCGCTGATGTTTGACGAAGTCCGGTCCGATAATTACTGGACCTGGGTCAACAATCCGTGGCCTTGGGAAGGAGAGTGCGGCTGATGTGGAGATATGAAAAGAGATTACAGTATCCGGTAAATATTACAACACCGAATCCGAAGATGGCGACGTTTATTATGAGTCAGTATGGTGGCCCAAAATGCATAAACCTATAGGAATGCCCGGAAAACCTTGTGTTTACAAGGAATTCCGGGGTTTTATATATATTGTTATTTACTAAAAAATGGAGTATTATGTCAACTGGAAATAGCCTGATAATTTGTGACGATCAGCTAAGCATAGTAGTAGAAATGAAATTCATTCATCTGACGGTCGAAAACAATTTTTTTTATAATTCTACGAACGGCATTTCCCTTGGTGACGTTGTCTATATCCGGATCCATTAGTAAATCATAAACTGTAGTGATTCTTTTTAAGATTTCCTGCATGTCAGGACCTTCCGGTTCGTCTGGAGTTTCTTTTAGCTGTTCCAACTCATCAAGAATATGGGTGCGCTCATCCTGCAGCCGGAGTTTGTTTGCTTTATATTCCTCCAGCGAATCGATTCCGCTTTCATAGGCATCTTTTACACGCATCTCTTTCATGGCTACTTTTTCTAATGCTTCCGAGAGTCGGGACTCTTCACTAATCACCTTCTGATCTGGTTTTCGTATGTATTCATACTGCACAGACTGATCTGCCATTACCTGCCGGAGGGAGGTCAGAACAGCTTCCTCTGCCTTTTTGACTGATACTGAACAGGATTCTCTGTGAACGCCCTTTCCATATTTCCAGCACTGAAAGAAATCCGGCCGTTTCTTTTGATCATTCGAGCGATTGTAGGAAAGGCTTGCGCCGCAGACGCTGCATTTTAATATGCCGGACAGCCAGTGCTGGCAGGATGAGGTTTCACGCCGGCTTTTGGGTCTGTATTCTTCTTTAATACGTTGCTGATTTGATTCAAATATATCAGTGATCGATGGCCGCGTCTCATGGGCCCCCTGAAATTTAATACCGTTCCAGACAACAATGCCATTGTAGAATTCATTGACGAGGATTCGGTAAATACCGCGGCGGTCAAATCGATTTCCACGTTTAGTGCGAAAACCCATGTCGTTTGCCTCCCGGGCAATGGCAGTCATGTCTTTGCCTTTATGAAAAGACTGGTGGATGAACTCAACAATTACGTATTCCTTTTCAATGATGATAAAGGGCTTTCCTTCACCTACAGCTGCATATCCCAGGCTGGGTGAACACTGATAGCCTTCTCGTAATGCTTTTTCCGTCATACCACGCATGACCTCTCCAGAGAGGTTAAAGGAGTAGTATTCGTCAAACCATTCGATAATACTTTCAATGAGACGACCAAACATGCCATCTGCAATTGGTTCAGAAACACTTTTGATCTCGACGCCGCATTTCTTGCGGAGAACGCTTTTATAAAATACACTCTCGTCCTGATTTCGAGCAAAACGTGAAAACTTCCAAAGATAAAGCCGCTTGAAAGGGCAGGGCTGCGTTTTGGCCGTGGCCACCATGCGTTGGAATTCTTGCCGGTTGTCTGCCCGGCGTCCGGAAACACCTTTTTTCTCTATGTAAACAAATTCTTTGGGTATGACATAGCCATCAGCCTTTGCTGACTCCAGAATGACGCGGAGCTGTGCATCGGGGGACAGTTCTGTCTGATCATTTGTACTGACGCGGATATAGGCAGCACCTATTTCCACGGTGGATTGGGTGGTCATGATATCATCTCCTTGGTCTAGTGTATTAATTTTGGGTATAAAAAATACGCCCCTTGTCAGGACGTACCAGAAATGATATAATTCACTTGTTGAAGGTGATTTATCTTCCGGTTCGTCCGGCAAGAGAAAATCTATGTAAAGCCGTTCGGTGTTGGTAGCACCGGACGGTTTTTTGACAGATTTTTAAAACTGCATATCAGCTAATCCAAATCTGTTCTTCACTGGTTCTGGGGCGACATCATGTTCATATACAATTTCTTCGTTATATATCATGTTATTATACTCAGGAGAGGTGTAATATTGCCCATCTATGCAAACTACATTTCCACCCTCTATGTCATCAATTAATCCGCTTATAGTACCATAAGATGTGGGAACCCAATTAGAATAATCAATGGAACCATCAGCGTTATAAATTGTATTTCCAAAAGGATTGGTGCATATTCCAGATTCATTAAAATGATAAGTAATTTGTCCATCGACAAGGTCTTTGGTTTGCATGGTTCCTTCAGCATCAACATAGTACCAATCCTTCCCATTTGTATCTACTATCCACGAACTGGTAGGATACGTACCGTCATCATTTTTGTACCACCAGCCTCTACTGTCATGTTTCCATTCTCCAGCCAGAACTGTGGATGCCATTATAGCGGACATAACGAGCGTTGTAACAAATAATTTTATCCTCTTCATGAAAACCCTCCTAAATTTCGGCATCGCCGTATTTTTACTAAAAAGCCTTAGGCTATTTTAACCCCATTTTGCGAAACATTCGATATGCTGATGCGTATTCTGACGGTATTGGAAGTCCGGCCTTTAATGTTCGTTGCATATCACCATAGATTTCTTCTATTGTAGGTTTGTATTCTTCCTCTTCCTCCTCATTTTCGTAGTCAGTATTTTCATGACATGCTTTTTCTATTAATAATTCCAACTGTCTCTCCGGTTCGGAGGGCCTATGTGTGGCATGGGCAATATTTTCGTACCATTTCCTATAATCCATCAGAGCTCTGTTTGATGCATCATAGGAAAGACCAAATATATCATGGATCTGATCAGCAGTTTCGCATCTATATTTGTGGATCATGATACGCGGAGCCAGAAAGTGACTGGCAAAGTTATCGGCGTCATCTTCGGAATCGGTATTGAGAAAAATATGTCCAAGTTCATGAGCTATTGAAAACTTTATTCTTCCGTAGACGGAGTGCTCTATGTAATACAAAGTATCATCTATTAAACAGGCATCTTCGCTCAATTCAATAAATGCTTTTTGTTTTTTACGGTTAAATCTGAAAATTCTTTTATTTTATATCCACATTTTTCTACTAATTCAAAACAGTCTATTGGAAATTTTTTAATATTGTATTTTTTATAAATGTTATAAATACATTCATACAGAGGGACTAAATCCATTTTACGGCTCCTCTTCCTCATCGTCATCAGATAATATAATACGAGCAAGTCTCATTTTTTCTTCCTGTGAAAGATTTTTTCGGCTACGGGTATAAACGGTAAGGACATCTTTGTAATCCGGTTCGATCTTAACACCTTTAGACATCTCATCCAATTCTTCAACTGTAATACCTAAAGCTTTACACATGACTATAACGTTATTAACGTTGGCTTTGCCAGCTCCGTTTTTAAGAATTGTATATACCGTTGAATACGGAAGGCCGCATTTTTCGGAAAAGGAGCGAGCATTCATACCTTGTTCTTTGATAAGTCGTTCCAAAACCTTTGCTTTTTCCATCGTTTGTACCTCTCTTTTATGATACCTCAATTATATATGATAAAGCATAAAAAGTAAATAAAAATATTTGGAAATCCGTATATTTTTTAAAATACGAATAAAAATATTTGGAAATCCGTATATTTTTACTTGACAATAAACGAATATCCAAATATAATGTGTGTATGAAGTTTGGAAGTCCAAACATGAAAGGAGGATATCAATGTACAATAATTTACTTAAGGCAATGAAGGATAAGAAAATAACCTTCACACAAATTGCAGAATTACTCCATTGCCAACTGAATACGGTGTCGGATAAGGCAGATGGAACTGTCAAGAGCGGGTTTTCTATCGATGAAGCGTTGCTCATCAAAAAAGTATTTTTCCCGGAATATGACATCGTATATCTTTTTGAAAGAGAGATTAATGCAGCATAGAAACAAACGTATGTTCGATAAAGCGACTATATCACTATCGTTCATTTGTGTCAATGGGAAGATGAGAAAGGAGCGTGAGAGTAAGATGGGGGGAAAAGAAAAGAAGAAACCGCATATCACTATGGTCTGGATAGCAATTGCGGTTCTTTCGATTAATCAGGCTGTCGGGGCGTATCAGGATTATCAGATACATCAGCGGCTTCGGAATCAGATTCAGGCACTTCAAGAACAGAATTTGAATCTGTTGCAACGAATGAATAATTCTCTGGCTGAGTATTTAGGCAATCAATTAACGCAGTTACCGACAAATTAAGTTTTTCTAATGATTCGGTGTATTTTTCAAATTGAACTGTTTCAGCTTGCGAGCTTATGGCATCGGCAGAACTATCAATATTGTGAAAATGGATAGTTAACCATACCCCAAACAAAGCAATAATGTTTGGCAATATATAGGATAAAAAGAATTCCAGTGTTATGCGCCGTTTGGAAATTGGGCTTACAGTAGCAAGGGGGATATCACATTCATATTCCTCTTCATTAATAAGGGAAGTGTACAATTCTTCAGGTACTTCGACATGGTCGCTATAAAAGGATATATTTTGTAGTGCTGAAGAAAAGTCAACAGAAAAATGGGAGCTAATATCTATCAAATTTTGCTGAATATTTTTTGTTAAATCTTGAATAACAGAATCATTGACGGCTAAAGTATCACGAATACCAGAGACAAGAGATGCGTTCCATACCTCTTGCATCTGCCGGACAGGTGCAGTTAAAGCATCAAGTTGGGCTTGCAGTTGGATAGCCATATCGTTTTGCAGAGAGATAGTCATTGTTTGTGCTATCGAGCGTTGAAATTCTAAAAGAGCCGGTTGGAAAGCCGATGAGGGGGCTAATAAGGATGGCTTAAAGCTATCAACCAATGACATATTAATTCTTTCTAAGGAAGATTGAAATGCAGTTAGTGCAGCAGTGATTGATTGATGATTATTATTCATAATGGCATACTTCTTTCTTTTGTATTCCGGTGGCAGCCGGTAAGACAATTATAGAACGGAGAAAGCCAGAAATCAACAGGCAACAAGTACAACCAGTTATACATACAATCTACCAGAGAGGGGTGGTGATGTGGAAAAATACAGGATTGTAAACTACATCGAGGTAGACGGAGAGGATATTCCAATGGAAAAGCTTTCTGAGGAAAAAAGGAGTAAACTCCCCTGTTTATTAGCTGACAAAATGATGATATCAGCAGGATACAAAAGGAAGACCGCCTGAGGGCGGGACTGATGGACAAGTAGTGAGAGGATAAAAAATGCAGAAGTACATTGACAACCTCGACGACTTCGAGGACGACAGCCGGCCGCCGATTTTGGACTGGGTGGAATGGCTGGTACCGCGGATTATTGCGGCGGGAGGGATTATGTTGATACTGTTGATATGCGCGTCGCTGGAGGCACTGTGAGAGGAGGTGAAGGTGATGAAACGGGGCAATATAGATTCGGCAATTGAATACTTAAAACGTGATCCATGTATGGATAATACACGCTCGGCAGTGAATTTTATGCTTGGCTGGTTTGAAAACGAAGCAGAGAATTGCGAGCGGTCGTACGTATCAGCCGATCTGAAAAGGTTGTTCCAGGCAATCGTGGATATTGAGAAAGAAGAAAAAGAAACCCAGACGGGTGGAGCCGTCCGGGAATCAAGGTAACTACTAACAATTTTACACTCCTATTATATCAGAGGGAACAGGAGATTTCAAGATGAAAGAAAGATATCACAGGCTTTGGGTATCTCTAAGAGAGCAGTTGACAGATCAGGAAAATAGTAAAGGCGGCGAAATATATTCGTCCAAGTCCGATGTGCTGCATGAGGTTCTGACATTGATGGCAAAAATGGAGGCTGCGCAATTTTTGGAGGATTGAACGATGGTAAAAGCAAAAGATTTAAAGGTTGGACAGGTTGTCCGGTTGGAATGCGGAGATGCCGGAAACTGGGGAAACTTCGAAGTTGATAAGATTACTGCCCTGGAGGATTCCGTGGACGTGCTCTGCCATTATGGAGTGATACATATGGAGTTTTCGTGGGAAACGGATAAGATGCTGGAGGTGATCGAGTAATGGCAAAGGTGATTGGTATTATGGGAGAGTCTGGATCCGGCAAGACTACGTCGATGAGAAACCTGGATCCGTCTGTTACCTTTTACATTGATTGTGATAAGAAAGGCCTGTCATGGAAGAACTGGAAGGAGCAGTATCAGGAGGAGAAACATAATTATTTTAGGACAGATTTGCCGTCTACGGTGCTAAATCTGCTGCAGAAAATTCAGGATCAGGAGAACATGAGGCACATTCAAACAATCGTGATTGATACCATCAATGGAATTATGGTGGGAGAAGAAATGCGTAACATCAAGGTTAATGGATATGGGAAGTGGACAGATCTTGCCTCCTACATATATGGAATTGTTGATTATGCCCTGACCATGCGTGAGGATCTAACCGTGATTATTCTGTGCCATTCGGAAACCATTTCTGATGATAACGGCTACGTGTTTACCCGGATTAAAACCAATGGCAGAAAGTTGGACAAGATAGTGCTTGAAAGCAAACTGGCTACCGTGCTGTATGCAGTTCAGCACGACGGCAAATACGTTTTCAAGACCCACGCAGATAATTCTACAGCAAAAACTCCATATGGAGCATTTGAGGCGGACGAAATAGAGAATGATATTGTAAAAGTTCTGGAGACACTGCAGGAGTATTAATTCTAGAAAGTTTTACCTGGAATACAAAAAATAAGACAAAGAAGGGATAGAAAAAATTATGAGAAGATTAGGAAAGAGTTACGAAGAGGCGCAGGCATATACGGATGGAGAAAAGTTGCCGGTTGGCGGATATGTTCTCAAAATTGAGAACTTAAGATATGAGGAAGGGGCCAATGGGAATTCAGATGTGATTGTCTTCCAATTCGATATAGTCGAAGGGACTTATGCCGGATTCTTCCGAAAGAATTATGAAGAAAATACGCAGGAAGATCGAAAATGGAAAGGAACTTACCGTTTATATGTTCCAAAAGATGATGGAAGCGAGAGGGATGGCTGGACCGTCAGAAAGTTCAAAACGGTCATGAATGCCTTTGAGGATTCCAATAGTGGATATCATTGGAACTGGGATGAAAACACATTGAAAGGGAAGGTGATTGGTGGAATATTCAATGAAAAAGAGTATGAGTTCAACGGCCGACACGGCTTCTTTACAAACTGTTATGGTTTCTGCAATGTTGAGAAAATCAGAAGCGGGAATTATAAAGTGCCAGAGCCGACTTTGTTGAAGAATCGTCCAGCCGGTACCACCTCTTCTGCTAATGAAGAATTTATAAATGTCCCGGAAGGAGCGGAGGAAGCCATCCCGTTTTAACTTATGAATAATTTTGAGATACAGAGCTGCCTTGATTCTATGGAAATAATCGTGGATACCAGAGAACAGCCAACACAGAGAGCCAGGGCACGATATGCCCAATTCTCCGTGCCATATAAACGCTGTACATTGGATTATGGAGACTATACCTATAACTTTAAGCTGCCGGGCGGAGAATGGCTGCATGGGCTTGCTACAACGCTTAAACCATGTGTTGTAGTGGAGCGGAAGATGGATCTGGGAGAGCTGAGTCAGAATTTTACCAGGAACAGAAGGCGGTTCGAAGAAGAGTTTGAAAAAGTGAAAGCAATCGGTGGAAGAATCTATCTGCTGGTGGAGAACGCCTCCTGGGAAAATCTTCTGAATGGAAAATATAAGAGTCAATTCAATCCCAAAGCTTTTACAGCCTCTGTTACAGCGTATATGGCCCGCTATGGAGCTGGGGTGATATTTTGTAAGGAGGAGAGCAGCGGACGGATCATAAAGGAAATCTTGTACCGAGAGTTAAAAGAGAGGCTGGAAAGAGGGGAATATGATGGCGGAAGGCTGGGTAAAACTTCACAGGAAACTGATGGACAATGATTTGTGGAAAGAAAAGCCCTTCTCCAGAGGACAGGCCTGGGTAGATCTGATTATGCTGGCAAGTCATAAAGACAAAGAATTTCTGTTTGACAGCGCCTATCTGCCAATCTACAAAGGTGAAATCATCACCAGTAAACGGAAGCTGGGGACTCGCTGGGGGTGGTCAAATTCCAAGGTAGATAAGTTTTTATTTGAGCTGGAAAAAGTGAAAATGCTGTCCGTAAAAAGCGACACGAAAAAGAGCACCCTGAAAATTACAAATTACGAGCAGTATCAAGGCTTTGACAGTATCTACGAGGTTGAGAAAACGACAGGAAAGGCGACACGGAAACGTCAGTCAAACGACACGCAGGCGACACCGAAGCGAACAATCAATAATGTAAAGAATATAAAGAATGAAAAGAATATAAAGAAAAAAGATATTGCGCCTGCGGCGCTTCCTTCGGAGATGACGGAACTGCAGAGAGAGGAACTGGAGCTTTTGGGATATCTGGTCGGGGAGCGGGAGTATACTGCGGAGGAACTGCAGAAAATGGGGTATGAATGATGGTATACGAGTTTAGTCGGGAAGATGCGTATCGGTTTCGGAGTCATGTGGGAATTCAGGCAAAGGAAAAGGGGAAGGAACTGGAGTTTCTATTTTGTCCGTATTGCTATGGCGGAAAGAAAAAGGACAAGTCTACTTTTTCCATTAACTTAAATACCGGACAGTTTGAGTGTAAGCGAGCCAGCTGTCAGGTGAAGGGAAATATGATTACGCTTTCGAATGACTTTGACTTCTCTCTATCCGAGGATATGGACCGGTATCTGAACAGAAATGGGTATAACAACCGGTTTCGAAGATTTAAAAAGGCACGGATCACGGTTAAGGATCGGGCAGTTGAATATTTACAGAAGCGCGGAATCTCGGAACAGACGGTTAAGAAATACCAGATTACAGTGAGAGGAGATTCTGAAAATATCCTGGTTTTTCCGTTCTTCGATGAGAAGGGAGAGCTGCGGTTTATTAAATACAGAAAGATGGATTTTGATAAGGAGATGGATCGATCCAAGGAGTGGTGCGAAGCGAACTGTATGCCGATTCTGTACGGAATGAACCAGTGCACGGACCGGAAGAGGCTTGTGATCACGGAAGGCCAGATTGACAGCCTTTCGCTCGTCGAGGCTGGGATAAAGAATGCAGTCAGCGTTCCTACCGGCGCCAATGGATTTACCTGGATTCCTCACTGCTGGGACTGGGTAAATCAATTTGAGGAGATTGTGGTATTCGGGGATTACGAGAACGGGAATATTACGCTGGTAGATACGATACAGAGAAGATTTTCCCATAAGAAGGTATTGGTTGTCTGGGAAGAGGATTATAACGGCTGCAAGGATGCAAATGAGATTTTACAGAAGTTCGGGAGGCCATCGGTTGCATTTGCGGTTGAACATGCGAGGATGCTGCCGGTAAAGCAGATCAAAGAACTGGCCGATGTGGAAGCGGTGGATATCGAGGCCATGGAGCACATTAAAACCAATATTCCTGAAGTAGACCAGCTGATTAATGGCATGTATTTGGGCCAGCTGATTCTTTTGACCGGAAAAAGGGGGGAGGGAAAGTCAACCTTCATGAGCCAGTTAGTTGCAGAAGCTCTGGAGCAGGAATATAACACATTCATTTACTCAGGGGAATTGGTGGATTTTCATTTTAAGAGGTGGCTGGATTTACAGGTGGCAGGAACTCATTTGAAATACCAGAGGTTGGCAAACGGAAAAGAAACTTACTCTATATCGGATGCAAATATCAATAAAATTAATTCCTGGTATCGGGGAAGAGCATTTATCTATGATAATTCAGTAATCGATGGAGAGGAGTTGGAGGATTTACTTACCGTTACAGAGACCGCTATTAAGCAGTATAATGTGAAGTTTATCTGTATTGATAATCTTATGACGGCAATGGAGGTGACGGCCAGAGATGATTTATATCGGGCTCAGAGCGTGTTTGTCGGAAAGCTGTCCAAGCTGGCTAAGGCTTATAATGTTGTGATTTTGCTGGTAGCTCATCCGAGAAAAGTGTCTGGGAATATTTCAAACGATGATATCAGCGGCAGCGCGGATATAACAAATAAGGTTGACGTGGTGATGTCCTACTCCAGAGATGATGGAGACGATGATCCGGATAAACGTCTGTTCCGCGTAACAAAGAATCGTTTGACTGGACGGCTGACGGAGGAAAACAACCCAGTTCCATTGTATTATACTTCCTGCAGCAAGAGAATTGTCGGGAGCGATAAGGTGTTTAATAGGGAATATGGGTGGAGTACACTGGCAGATGGATTTGATGAGGTGGAGGATATCAATGCCTATGTCAGCTTTGATTAGGAGGAAGGATGACGAATGAAGAGGTATCAGCGGTCTTGAGAGATTGCCAGCAGTTCTGGATCAGATGGCGGAATGATATACCGTTTCCGGAATCAGACAAATGGCAGGAGATAACAAAGGAGGTCGCACAGATTATAGAAAAGTATGGAAAATACAATGCTGAAAGAGCTGTTGATGGAATGTTGAAGCATAAGGAAGAATATGTGGCAGGGCCTTTAGTGTTTTGGTTTCTTGATGAAGTGGAGCGGCGGAGTAAAGGGATATCTGAGTCATAATGAAAGGAGGCTGGAGCGGTGGCCACCGTAACGGGATATCCCGGCTCCTTTCAAAGATGGAAAAGAAAGAATTAACCACCGAAGAGTGGAAAGCAGAGAAGAAGAAAAAGAAAGCTCAGATGGCAGCCATGCAGGCATTGCCTTATGAGGTAAAAATAAAACGGGCAGAATTACGCGCCCATGAGTTTATCGACGAATTGAACCGGCGTGGCCTGAATGCTCATGTAAGCGTGGGCGGGTTAGACAGTATTGTATTAGACATATTCCTGCGGAGTATCGGGATTGATGTCCCAGCCATATCCGTATCATCTCTGGAGGATAAGAGCATTCAGCGGGTACATAGAGCACTGGGCATTGAATTCGTAAAACCGGAAAAAAGCAAGGTTCAGGTACTTAATGAGGTCGGTTTCCCGGTGATCAGTAAGAAGATAGCCGGACGGATCGATACACTTCAACACCCCACAGAAAAGAATAAGACGGTCCGCCATGCGATTATTACCGGAGAATGCGGGGAACAGGGACATTTTGCGAAGAACAGCCGTATGCAGATGCCGAAGAAGTGGTTGAAACTGTTTGGAGGTTATGAAAACGAGAATGAGGGAGTGAATTATCAGATTCCAGATTTCCCAGTATCCAATAAGTGCTGCCTGTATATAAAAGAGCAGCCATGTGACAAGTGGGCCAAAGAACATAATAGCCGTCCATTCTTGGGGCTAATGGCATCAGAGGGAGGACAGAGGGAAGAGGCACTGACAGATCATGGGTGTAATTATTTTGGGAAAACAGTAATCCGGAGCGCTCCGTTCACACCATTTTTGAGACAGGATATACTAACGCTGGCAATAGAGATGGATAGATGGTATCACGAGCATCTGGATATTTTTGAAAGAGCATTCCATGAACAACCATATGGACGAAATCATGACGGTAGCCTGAAAGAATATCAACCAGTAGAATCCATTATTCCTGAAATTTATGGAACCATAGAAAAGAATCAAGATGGAGAATTACATACAACGGGAGCACAGAGAACAGGGTGCAGCATGTGTGGGTTCGGTATTCACATGGAAAAACGGCCTCACCGGTTCGACCAACTGCGAGTGCGTAATCCGAAGGAATGGGAATTCTGGATGTACCGATGTTGTACGGATCAGAAGACCGGTGAGAAATATGGCTGGGGTCGAGTATTGGATTATATCGGTGTAGCCTGGGAAGATGAGTGGAGGCCGGGACTCGTGGAAAAAGGAAAAGAGAAGAAAAAAGAAAAAATCATTTGTAGTTTTTGCGGAAAAGATATTAAGTACGAAGAACCAATCAAGATAAAAACAAAGCGTGGAAGCAAAATATGTCTTCACTGGGATTGCTTTAAATGTGGACTCTAATACAACAAACGATCATTTAAATAATAAAAGGAGTTGATCAAATGTTAAAACAGATGGATGAGATGGTATCCGGCCTGGCAGATGCACGGCGTAGGACCAGGCGGATCATGAGATATTGGGGCAGAACTATAGAAAGGGTCATTGTAGCGATTACGATGCCGATTTGGGCGATTCCGTATTCGATATGGAGGAGGCGCCATGGATAGAAAAGAAGAACATGCAATGGCTCTTCAGTCGGCACAGGCCAGAGCGGCAAAGCAGGAATACATACTGAAAGGCCCCAGGCCAGAGACGCATAGTGCGACGATGCCGGCCTACTGTTATACCGCAATGTGTCCGGATCCGGAGCTGCGGGAGCCGATCTGGAGGAGGCACAGACGTCAACCGAGTATCAGGGCCGCGAAGGTAGAAAGGATCTGCCTTATCTGCCGGAAGCGATGGCCGGCGGAATGTAGCCGGAAAAATTGTGATTGTGAGAGGCAGGGGCATTTGTATGCGATTGGAGGTTATAATCATCCGAGGATAGGGGGTGGAACCAGTGGCAAGACGTAAAATATATGCAATATACGAAAATGGCGTGCTACTGGGCCACTACGCAAGCAAGGAGGCATCTCTTAAAATCGGGGTACCATGCGCAACTATATCAGCCTATGCATCGAGTGGGGCTAAGTGCCTGGGAAGATATACTATGGAGGTCGTAGGGGTATGTGATACCGATGAGGAGGCGTGGATAGATGCATGGGCTGAGGCGTGGGATCAGGTGAGACAGGAGATATTGACAGCGGGGAGGTGAGGCAGATGGACAAAGAAGTTCTGGAGCAGTACATAGATGCCTGTGAGCTGATTAAGGAGACTGAGGCAGATATCCAGAGGGTAAAAAAACAGCGCAAGACGATCATTCAGGATTCGGTCAAAGGTTCCATGCATGATTTCCCTTATGCCGCACAGAGTTTTAAGATTCAGGGTATGACCTATTCAGCCGTAAGAGAGCCGGGAGCACTGGCAGCGTATGAGCATCTGCTGGAGGAACGCAAGGCCCAAGCAGAGGAAATCAAAATACAGGTTGAGGCATGGCTGAATACGATTCCACAGCGGATGCAGCGGATAATTAGGTTAAGTATTTTTGAGAAAAAGTCATGGGGAGAAGTGGCTATTAGAATGGGACGTAAAGCAACAGCGGACAGCGTCAGGAAAGAATATGAGCGTTTTATAGAAAATAATTAAAGTTTGTCCGTTTTGTCCACAATGTCCGTTTTGGAAATGTTATAGTATAGACTGGAAGATCTGAAAAACGGATTTCCTCCCCCAATTGACGGCTGCCGGCTTTTACCGGTCGGTGGTTGATTTATCCTTCATAATTCATGTTTCTCCTTTGACTGAGTTCTTACAAATATGTAAGGGCTCTTTTGAATAATACGTATAATATGTATTAAAATCATTGACAATACGTGCTACACGTGCTATAATTATAACATAAGGAGGACAGAGATGAGGTTCAGAGAAGTCGAGAAAATGATTTTACAAGATGGCTGGTATGAAGTAAAACAAGTTGGTTCTCATCATCAATATAAACATTCAACTAAGAGCGGAAAAGTTACAATACCAGAGCATAAAGGCAAAGACATTAATATGACCGTTGTAAAATCAATACTTAAGCAGGCGGGGCTGTAAAGCCCCCAATGCCTGTGCTAAAAAGGAGGAAAATCATGAAATTAGTTTATCCAGCAATATTTACACCTTATGAAGATGGAAGCGGAGGTTATGCCGTTGAGTTTCCGGATCTGCCCGGTTGTGTTACTGGTGGAGATGATATGGCAGAAGCGATCTTTATGGCAGAAGATGCTGCCAGCGGTTGGGTACTCACAGAACTGGAGGACGGCAAGAAGGCGCCTAAAGCGTCAGAGTTCGGAGGCATTAATACAGAGCCTGGCCAGTTTGTGAATATGGTTGCTTTGGATATGGACACCTATGCTGAAAAGTACGGAAGCAAGGCGGTAAAGAAGACTCTTACAATTCCGGCATGGCTGAATACCTACGTGGAAGAAAATAATATTAGTTGTTCGGCTGTTTTGCAAGATACGTTAAGTAAAATGGCGCAGGCGTCGATGCAATAAATTGTAGAACCTCATTTTGAGCACTCGGTTATATCGGGTGCTCTTTCCTATGGATATCTGGTTATTTTAGGCTTTGTTGTAAGATATGTGTTTTCTTTTGGCATAAAATGTGATAAAATTGCATAATCTATGGGGGAATGACAATGAGATGGAAGGATAAGAAAAAACTTTTTCAGAAAAATAAAATAGTTAAGACAATGCGAGCCTTACAACGCGCAAATAAAAAAAAAGCAAGAAAACATCATTGTAATAAAGATATTATTTATAGTACGGAGACTAGTAGAATTTTATGTGAAAAAAATTTTATAGCAAGAGTGTGTCTGATTATGTATTGATAAAAATGAATGGTACAGTACTAATAACGATACCTAAGGATTTTTCTATATCTAAAAATGCAGATGAAGTAATATATTTATTGAAAAAGATTTTTATTGTGGCATGCAACCCCAAATTAAAGAGATTATGTTTGATCATTCTAGATGCAGTAACCTTGGGATTGCGGCAAGTACGATAATGGATACAATTGTGTTAGCCGCTAAATCTTATCATAAAACATTAGGCAGTGACCTGACAATATCTGGGAATTTACCGGAAGATAGATATACAAAAGATGTATTTATTGCTAGTGGTTTAGTGAAGCATTTAAATATTAATCAATTTACTAAAAATGATAATATTATTAAATTTAAACTGATTTCTGGTAGAGCAGGCGCTCAAGAGTCTGCTCAAGTGGCAACCAAATTGACAAATTATTTTAACACGTGTCTTCAAACGCAAGGGTATAAATTGACAGATACTGGTGAGAATAAATTAGCATCGATGTTTGGGGAAGTAATTGATAATTGTGAAAGACATGGAGGTCGTAGTTCAGTTTGGTATACATTAGGACATTATCAGATTAGAGATGAATATGATTGGGGGGAGATTCAACTAACAATATTTAATTTTGGAGATTCAATTTATGAACGTTTATGCGGAGCAGATACAACAACAGAGACAAAAATGAAGTTACAAAAAATGGTTTCTATTCATGAACCTTTCTTTTCAAAAGATTGGACAAAGGAAATGATGTTTAGTGTCTTTTCCTTACAGGAGGGAATTAGTAGATTAAGAGATAGTAATCGAGAAGGGTATAGTAATCGAGGAAAAGGAACCATAACATTAATGGATACTTTTTATCATTTAGGGCAGACGAGGAATGGGATAAAGCCAGAATTGACAATTGTATCTGGGCATACATGTATACGGTTAGATAATAAGTATAGACTAGAAAAGAAGAGATACAATGATGAAATATTTCAAAATAAAGAAAGAAGAATTATTGCGTTTAATAAAGATAATGATATTTATAAAAAGGCAGATAGTAATGTAGAACTATTAAAAGATAGTTTTCCGGGGACTGTTATTGCTATGAAATTTTATCTGGATAAGAAATATTTAGATTCTGTTATCAAGGAGGATAAATGATGGAAAGTGAAGTAATTAAACTACAGTCTTATCGAAAAAGTGAATCAAGGATGTATTCAGGAAGAGAGCATGGATTAGAAATTAGAAAAGAGTTGGACTTAAACAAGAAAGACAAGGATGAAAAAAAGTATATTATACAGATATCGGACGATACAATTGCTATAAATAGTTCGTTTTTTGGTGGATTATTTTCAGATAGTGTAGTTGGTTTAGGAGAAGAACGGTTTAAAAAAAAGTATATATTTCAAAACAATAAAGGCAAAGAAGTGAAAGAGACTATTAAAAAAGATATTGAAGAGGGAATTTATGATGCTATTAACGGCTAGTCCAAGTAATGCTTTCTGGAGTAATATTGTAAATAATTCAGGGGCTATTGAGGCTATTGCTGCTATTCTAAATATATTATTAGTAGTGTATTTTTTCCTTAGAGATAAACAAGAATTTAGAGATAGAGAAAAGGAGAGAATTAAAGAACAAGCATATGATAAATGGTATAATTTGTTAGTGCTTGAAAGAATGCTGGAAACACTGGATATATTTTTTAAGGATATTGAATCCGTTGTTTCTAGATCTAAGCAAGGAAACGGAATAGAAATGGTCGAATTGATTTCTGGAATTAATGAAATAAAAAATATAATTTCGCGAAATAAAAGGATATTTATTCCGATATTAGCATTATTTAGCGAAGAATTAAAACAAGATGTTTGGAATACACTTCAAGAAAGCAATGACCAAATATTGAGCGAATATGAACAGTTTATGTACGGAAAGCAATCAAAAAATACAATTTATGAGATTATTAATGAAACAAAAACAACTACATATAAAAAATTATATGAGTATAATTTGAAAAAATTAAGAGAAATCATTGAAGATGAGAGAAAGAACTAAGAGATAGCCCCGGCTGTCTCTTTTTCTATACCCAAAACAAACAAAGAGAAAAGGCTGCCTATTCGGCCGCCTCATCTCTGCAAAGTTCGTCCAGGGTAACGCCCAGGGCATCGGCCAGTTTAATCATGGTTGATACCCGGCCGTCGTCCCGCCGTTCCAGATCTTCGATGGTTCGCTGGGGAACATCTGCCAGCTCCGAAAGAGCACGGAGTGATAAACCTTTGCTGTTTCTGACTTGTTTAAGTTTCATAGCAATACCTCCTAAAATAAGATTAGAATTAGGCCTATAACGACTACGATAAGCCATAGAACAGAGAAGACAAGAATCAGTAAGTTTTTAGCAGTTTTTTTCATGTTGTTTTCAGAATGGAAATGTGTTATATTTTAGATGGGGAGGTTTCCCTCCCCGTTGATTAATGGAAGCTTTCTACAATCATTTTAATGACTGCTAAGAAAGTTCCGATTTCCAAGGCAAGCTGTGTAAGTGCTCGAACCACTTTTATTAGCTTGCCTATTTGTTTTTCCATTCTGACCACCTCCTTTCTATGGTTTAATTATACCACGTATATACGTGATAGTCAAGCATAAAATGTATATTTTGTAAATTTTTTCGCATCTATCACAAGTGGTAGGTGCTTTTATTTAACCGAAAGGAAGTGAGCCTGATGGCAAAAGGAAAATACGAATACTGGTTATCGCCTGATGGCTTGCTTTTGCTGGAAGCATACGCCAGAGACGGCTTGACAGATGAGCAGATAGCGAAGAATCTGGACATAACGCCATCTACGCTGTATGAATGGAAGCGGCGGTATTCGGAGATTTCGGAGGCCCTAAAAAAGGGAAAAGAGGTTGTCGACATTGAAGTCGAGAACGCACTTCTTAAGCGGGCCCTAGGATATTCCTATGAGGAAAAGAAGGTGGAAGTCAGCGAAGAGGGGACGAAGGTTACTAAAACCATCAAAGAGGTTGTTCCGGATACAACGGCACAGATATTCTGGTTGAAAAACCGGCGCCCGGAACAGTGGCGAGATAAGCAGGATATTGAGCACAGCGGTGCCGTAAACGTCCGCAAGGTATACGATGAAATGAGCGAGGAGGAGCTGATGGAGCTTGCGAAGAAATATGAAAAAATCAATAGTTCCTGATAAGAATGCGCTGATTGAGTATCTGCTGATTCAACGTGCACTTGCTGTTAAGAAGGCCAGAAGAGATTTCTGGTCTTTTTGTTGTCTTCTATATCCAGAATTCTACAAAGAGAGTCGGCCATACTTGAAAAACCTATGTCAGACACTACAGGGTTTTTACGAAGATAGGATTCAGAAGCAGATACTAATAATTAATATGCCGCCGCGACACGGAAAAACATTTACGGCAAGGCTATTCGTTTTGTGGGTATTCGGCCAGAGCCCTCGTACTAAGATCATAACTGGATCGTACAATCAGATCCTTTCTGGTTTATTTGCACAGCAGACACGAGATGGAATTCTGACTGAAAATGAAGGTGTTAAGCAAGAATACTTCCACGATATTTTCCCTGATACTGTTATTAAGCAGGGAGACGCAGCAAAAGGTTTTTGGAGTCTGGACGGATCAGAAGAGAAGAATTATCTGGCGACATCTCCAGGTGGTACATCAACCGGTATAGGCGCGAATTTTGTTATTGTGGATGATATCATCAAAAACAATGAAGAGGCCGCCAATGAACTGGTGAAGGATAAGCACTGGGAATGGTATAACAACACATTGGTACAGCGTATGGAGCGCCCCAGAAAGCAGATTCTAATCATGACAAGATGGGCTTCCGACGATTTGGTTGGTAGAACGCTGGAGAAGAAAGCAGATAAATGCCATCTGATAACATATAAGGCGGTACAAGACGATGGTTCTATGTTATGTGATGAAATCATGACCTTAGAAGAGTATAAGAGTGTGATCTCAGAGATGGGCGCGGATATTGCCTCTGCCAACTATCAGCAGGAGCCGATCGACTTGAAGGGCAGGCTGTACACCAGCTTTAAAACATACAGTGGAGAACTGCCGCAGTTTAAAGAGATCCGGAACTATACAGATACCGCTGATACCGGAGACGACTATCTGTGCAGCATTGATTATGGAGTAACATTTGCCAGCGAGGCTTATATTCTTGAGGTGCTGTACACCAAAGAGCCGATGGAAGTGACAGAGCCAGCGACGGCCGGGATCCTAAAGAAAGACATGGTGAATGTGGCGGATATCGAGTCGAACAATGGTGGCCGCGGCTTTGCCCGGAACGTGGAACGGATTCTTCAGCAGGAACTGCACAGCAATCACACGATTGTCAGGTGGTTCAGCCAGAACAAAAACAAACAGGCACGCATCTATTCCAATTCCTCTTGGGTGATGCAGCATATTTACTACCCGGAAGACTGGAGAAATCGCTGGCCGGAGTATTACGACGCTATGGTGAAATATCAGAGAGAGGGTAAAAATAAGCATGATGATGCCCCAGATGCCACTACGGGTATTGCTGAGAAGATCGGCGCCGGTAGTGCATTTAGTTTCGAGTAGGAAAGAAGGTGAGAAGATTGTTAATTGAATATGGCAGTGAGACACGGCGAATCAACGCAATTGTGAACGCAGGAGCCAGAACTATGATGGGAGATATACGTTTTCTGGAGAAGGAAATACAGAAGTGGAAACAGTCTCCTGTGCGTAAGACAATGATGCTTGCGGAACGATATTACCAGGGGGATCATGATATACTTCATACGTCACGAAAAGCCATTAACGAGAAGGGAGAGCTGGAGCCGGTCAGTAATCTTCCAGATAACCGGATCGTAGATAACCAGTACCAGAAGGCGGTTGATCAGAAGAAAAACTATCTGCTGTCAAAGCCTTTTACAATTACGACTGAAAACGACGCTTATACAGAAGCCTTAAAGGATATTCTGGATAAGCGTTTCATGCGTTCCCTAAAACGTGTGGCCGGTGACTCTATCAATGGCGGCATTGGTTATCTGTATCCATATTACAATACAGAGGGGAGGCTGTGTTTCAAACGGTTTAATAATTACGAGATTATCCCGTTTTGGGCTGATGAGGAGCACACGGAGCTGGATTGCTTTGGGCGTCTGTATCAAATTGATGGCTATGAGGGAGAGACTGAAAAGACATATGAGTTTTTCGAACTGTACTCTAAAGATGGCGTTGAACGATATCAATTAGATGGAGCGCATCTGATTCCCGATGTGATGCACCCGTCCGGCGCCCATTACCTGGTGGAACAGCACGACCCGGACGGAAAGCATGTGGAAGTACCTTATAACTGGGAGCGAGTACCACTGATTCCATTTAAGCGCAACGCCCATGAAATACCGCTGATCCGGTGCTGCAAGAGTCTTCAGGACGGGATCAATCTGATGGTGAGCAGCTTTGAGAATAACATGTGTGAGGACGCCAGAAACACGATCCTGATTCTTGTCAATTACGATGGTCAGAATCTGGGAGAGTTCCGTAAGAATCTTTCCCAGTATGGAGCGGTTAAGGTTCGGAATGATGGAAGCGGATCGGGCGGAGACGTGAAAACTTTGACGGTAGAAGTGAACGCAGAAAACTATAAAGCGATTCTGGAGATTTTCAAACAGGCGCTAATCGAGAACTGTAAATCCTATGATGCAAAAGATAACCGGCTGACAGGTGATGCCAATCAGATGCATATACAGACGATCTATCAGGATATCGAGTTAGACGCGCAGGATATGGAAACGGAATATCAGGCAGCCTTTGAAGACCTGTTCTGGTTTGTGGATCAGTATCTGATGAATTCTGGAGGCGGGGACTTCGAGGCGATAGAGGTAGATATCACATTCAACCGAAACATACTGGTGAACGAGACGGAACTGATTGATAATTGTATGAAGTCCGTCGGATTCCTTCCGACAAAGCTGATTCTGCAAAAACACCCATGGGTGGACGATGTGGAGGAGGCTATGAAACTACTGGAGGAGGAAGAACAAAAGAAAATGGAGCAGATGGATCCTTACCAGAAGGCTTTCGGGCAGAAAAAGCCTGGAAAGGAACTGGAAGGCGGTGATAACCTGAATGGCGAGACAGAATAGTGCTTACTGGCAGAAACGAATGGAGGCCCTGGAAGATAAGCAGTATCAGAATGGCGCGGAGTATTACAAGGACGTCCAAAAGCAGTTCAGGGAAGCATCAAACAATGTTCAGGTGGACATTGAACGATGGTACCAGCGTCTGGCCGACAATAACAATCTTAGTTATGCAGGAGCAAAAAAGCTGCTTAAGAAGGACGAACTGGACGAGTTTCACTGGTCTGTAGAACAGTACATAAAGGCAGGGGAAGAGAACGCAGTGGATCAGAGGTGGCTGAAGGAACTGGAAAATGCATCAGCCCGCCACCATATCTCTTATCTGGAGGCCATGAAGCTTCAGACTCAGCAGCACGCAGAGCTACTATCTACAGAGTTTGAAGGAGGCATGACAGAGTTTCTTCATAAATCCTATGGTGATCAGTATTACCATACCGCGTTTGAGATTGCCAAAGGTACCGGCCTGGGAAGCAATATGGCCCAGATCGACAGCCGAACCATAGATACTCTGATTAAAAAGCCCTGGGCCCAGGACGGAAAGAACTTCTCAGACCGGATCTGGACGAATAAGGATAAACTGGTAAACAATTTGCATACAGAACTGACTCAAAGTATTATTCGAGGCGCTGATCTGAAGCAGGCCATAGACAATCTGGCGAAGACGATGGAGGTAAGCAAGGCCCAGGCAGGGCGTCTTATCATGACGGAATCAGCGGCGATATCAGCGGCGGCACAGAAAAACTGTTTTAAGGATCTGGATGTGGAAAGGTATGAGATACTGGCCACACTGGACAGTCATACATCGGATATCTGCCAGGAGATGGACGGTAAGGTCTTTGAGATGAAGGATTATGAAGTGGGGACAACCGCGCCGCCGTTTCATCCCAATTGCCGTTCTACCACGATCCCGTATTTCGATGATGAGTTTACAGAAGGGGAAGAGCGGGCAGCCAGAGATGAGGATACCGGGAAGACGTATTATGTGCCGGCGGATATGAAGTATGAAGAGTGGAAAAAAGAGTTTGTGGAGGAACCTGTTAAGAAAGAAAAGAAAGAAAAGAGTGATAAACTGGGTACAGGAAAAAGTAATTCATCCAGCGAAACGCAAAGGATCGAGATCGGCAGCGTGAATGTCGAAATGAGGGAAGAAGCCATTTCCTATTTTGAAGAAAGTATCCGTCATGTGTCGGTTGAAAATGCTGTCGTAATAGACAGTGCTGGAGAAGTTGTTCAGTTTATTGGGCAGAAAGACAGTGTTGATATATTTGATGTAAATTTGAAAGATGCCATTGTAACGCATAATCACCCAGAATCAGAAGGTGTCATATCGTTTGGGGAAGATGATTTTAACTTTTTGCGGGAACATCAAGACTTAAAAGAATTTCGATGTGCTAACGCAGAATATAATTATCGAATTGTGGTATTGAAAGATATGGCTGAAGTTGTGTATAATGATATCTATACAGAGGGATTCAAATATTTTGGAGATCCGGAATTTGAAGCACAGGATGCTGCAATGAGGGTACTTCAGGAAAGGGGATATGTTACCTATGAAAGAAATCGAGTTGACACCCGAACAGAGAAGTAAGTACAATGAATTATTAGCAGAGATGCGGGCGGAATTAGAATTATTGCCAAAATCCGATGGTAATATATTATCATGTACAGTTGGGAATAGGCCATATCAAGAAATAAGCCAGAAATATCTGCCGAAGTTAAAGGAAATTCTGAAAGAGTAAATACCACCAGTCAATAAAAAGACCGGTGGTATTTTTATACCCATTTGCCAGCAGATCAGGCGTAAAACAGTCGGCTTAACTTGCAATCATGCGGAGATACCGCGTAATAAATCGTAGAGGAGAGGTAAGATGAAACGGAAGTTTTTAGAGGATTTGGGACTGGAGAAAGAAGCCATTGATAAGATCATGGCAGAGAATGGCAACGACGTGAATGCAGCGAAAGCAGAGTATGATTCCATGAAGCAGGAGCGGGACACCATGGCGGCCCAGGTGGCAGAGCGTGATAAGCAGCTGGAAACGCTGAAAAACTCCACCGGAGATATGGAAGCGCTGAAACAGCAGATCATTACACTTCAGGCGGATAATCAGGCAGCCAAAGAGAAGTACGATGCCGATATGAAGGAACTGAAGCTTTCCACAGCGATCAGGCTGGCTCTTGGTGAATCGGCCCAGGACAGCGATTTAGTCGCCGGGCTGTTTGATAAGTCGAAGCTGATCTTATCCGATGACGGGAAGGTAACGGGGCTTGAAGAACAGTTAAAGTCACTGAAAAAGGAAAAAGCTTTTCTGTTCAAGGAAGAGAAGCCGGCGCAGGTCCAGATCAAAGGCGGGAAGCCTGCGGAGGGTGCCGGGACACCGCCAGCAGATAAGAAACCATTAGAAATGACCTACAGTGAGATGTGCAAATACCTGGAAACGAACCCAGGCGCTGCAATCGAGTAAAAGAAAGGAAGAGATAAGACATGGCAAAATTTAACGAGAAAACATTTAACTCGGAAGCATTTGGAAAGTATGTGGACCGGATTCCCAAAACAAAAAGAAATGAACTGATTAAGTCGAGGGCCATTAAGGGAAACGAACAGATCAGACAGGCGTTCAGCTCCCAGACAGGTACTTCTTACGCAACATTACCGATGAAGGGACTGCTGGAAGGGGCACCGCTCAACTATGATGGAAAGACGGATATCACGTCTGAGAGAACCACAACCTTTGAGCGAAGTGTGGTAGTATGGGGACGGTCCAAAGCATGGACAGAGGACGATTTCTCCACTGATATTACCGGTGGCGTAGATTTTATGGATAATGTGGCACAGCAGGTATCCGGCTGGTGGGATGATGTGTATCAGGATGTGCTTCTGGCAGTACTGAAGGGTATCTTTGCAATGACAGGCACAAAGAATGTGGAGTTTGTCAACGGGCATACTTATGATATTACAGCGGTGACCGGTGAAGATAAGGACGGGAATGCATTAAGCTGCGTAGGCCCGACAACCTTAAATACAGCAATCCAGAAAGCTTCCGGTGATAACAAATCAAAGTTCACGATTGCGATCATGCACTCCACCGTCGCGACCAACCTGGAGAACCTGCGGCTTCTGTCCTACATGAAGTATACCGATGCTGACGGAATTCAGCGTGACCTTGCAATCGGTACATGGAATGGCCGGGCGGTAATCATTGATGATTCCATGCCGGTAGAACATGTAGACGCAGTGGAAGAGAGCGGAACGTCTGGAACAGAAGGCTATGTGCCGGCAGCGCCAGCTTATGAAAAATACACCACATACGTTTTGGGAGACGGTGCGATTGATTTCGAGAAGATCGGCGCAGAGGTTCCGAACGAGATGCAGCGTGATCCGAAGACAAACGGCGGAGAAACCACACTGTATACCCGTGACCGTGCCTGCTATGCTCCGTACGGCATTTCCTACACAAAGAAAACTCAGGCGTCCTTATCACCGACAAATGAGGAACTGGCTAATGGCGGAAACTGGACTCTGGTTAATAACGGCGGCACCGGTCAGGGATTAAAGGTCATCGATCATAAAGCCATCCCGATTGCCCGTATCATTTCCAGAGGTTAAGCCTATGGAGGCAGGGAAGTTAAAGGGGCTGCTGGGAATACCGGAAGGCGATACTTCCCAGGACCTCTCACTGGAATTCATCATTGACGATGTAACGGAAACTATTTTGAATTACTGCAATCTGGAGGAACTGCCGGCAGGATTAACCAACACGGCTTACCGCATGGCGATTGATCTTTACAGGTATGATCAGCCAGGTGCTCCCGGCGTACCGGTGACTGTGGCCTCCATATCAGAAGGAGATACTTCCACAAGTTTTACCAGCGCGGCTGATGCCTTAAATGGCGGCCTGCTAAAGGACTATCAGGGGCAGTTTAACCGGTACCGGAAACTGAGGTGGTAAGATGATAACGGATGCGATCAGACAGGCTCAGATAATGCACAGGGCCGCCATAGAGGCAACCTATAACGGTTCCTGCAATATTTATAACAGGGAGCCGAAAAGAGACCCGGAAACGGGAGTGACGGCGCTGGAAGATGTTTGCAAGCTTGAGAATCAATTGTGTCACCTCTCCTTTTCAAGTTCGGTCCCAGCGGCAGAGACCGGCACAGTTACCAATGTCACGCAAACCATTAAACTGTTTCTGGCACCGGAAATTGTCATTGCCCCAGGCAGTAAAATCGAAGTGACACAGCACGGGCGGACAGAGGTGTACGGGCAGAGCGGCAAGGCGGCTGTGCACTCTTCCCATCAGGAGATACTCCTGGAATTATGGAAGGGGTATGCGTAATGGCAAAATGGGGGGATTTTGATTTCGAGGATTTAAAGAAGCTGCAAAAGCAGGTGGAACAGATCGAGAAGGGGCGGGAGGAATTCTGCCGGAAATGCGCGAACGAACTGGCGGCCCGACTGCTCCGAATGGTGAAGCAGAGAACGCCCGTGGGAATCTACAATGCAAAAACGGTGGAATTCCTAGCACATCTGCCGGAACGGAAAGTAGAGTTTAATACAAAGTCAGGAAAGCACGTGAGCTTTACTGCAAAAGCCAAGGTGAAGAAAGTGAAGTTTACTCCTAAATCTTCCGGAAAGACGGGCGGTACTCTGCGCCGCGGTTGGACCATAGGGGAGATAAGGCACAATGGAGACCTGTACGAAATTGAAATTATCAATCCAATCATGTATGCACAGTATGTTGAATACGGACACCGGACGGCAAACCATAAAGGCTGGGTAAAAGGAAAGTTCATGCTTACAATCTCGGAACAGAAGATACAGGAGATTGCACCGGCTCTTCTGGAAAAGAAACTCAATGAATACTTGAGGGGGTGTCTTGATGTATAACGAGATCATGGACGCAGTGACAAAGCAGTTATCCGCGCTGTTCCCACCGGAAGCCGGGTACACAGTCTATACAGATGCGGTAGAACAGGGACTTTCGGAACCCTGTTTTTTTGTACAGTTTTTGGAGCCTTCTGAGAAGCCGATGATCGGGACACGATATTACCGTAAGAATGCCATGTGTATTCAATTCCTGCCGGGAGACATAGTAAAGCCTTCTCGTGAACTTAACCGGGTATTGGATATCTTAATGGAGCAGATGCTCAGGATCGAATTGAAAAGTGGCCGGAAGATAAACGGCTCAGACCGGAGCGGTCGTATTGACGGAGGTGTTTTGTTATTTCTTGTTCAGTACAATACCTTCGAAGCACGGGAGACGCAGGCGGGCAAGGAATCTATGACAGGGATTCAGATTAATGAAATGAGGTGACGACATGGCAAGAAGAAAAGAAACCGAGCGCGCAGAAGCGAAAGCAGTAGTGCACGAGGCTTGTCAGTACACAAAGGAGCAGCTGGCTGGATCCGATTATTTCCGGCCGCGGCGGGATCTGGTAGAGGCTTTGCTAACAAGCGGACGTAAGTATACGATAAGCGAAGCAGAGCAGGTAATTAAGGAATTTTTGAAAGGAAAGGTGAGTTTATGTTAGGTGGTGGTAGCTTTACCGCGCAGAATAAGGTACTTCCCGGCGCGTATATTAATTTTGTCAATGCAGCTTCGGCGGCGTCCATGATGGGTACAAGAGGTACGGTAGCGGTGCCGATGGTCCTTGATTGGGGAACGGAGAAAAACGTGATTGAAATGACGGCAGAGGATTTTTCTAAAAACAGCCTGGAAGTATTTGGCTATTCTTACGATGACCCCAAAATGCTCCCGGTACGTGAGCTGTTTCGAAATATGACGAAAGGCATTTTTTACCGCCTGAATGGTGGTGCGAAGGCTTCTAATGATTTTTGTACTGCGAAATACAGCGGAGAAAGAGGCAATAGCCTTATGACTGTGATTTCGAAGCATGTAGATGATGAAAGCAAGTTTGACGTCATAACGCTTTTAGGTGGAAAAGAAATAGAGATCCAGACCGTTACAGCGGCAACGGAGCTGAAAGAAAATCGTTACGTTTCTTTCAAGAAGGATGCTACTCTGGCAGAAACAGCTGGGACGTCGCTGACCGGAGGCAGCAACGGGGACGAAGTATCCGGGGAAGAATATTCTGGCTTTCTTGAGAAAATCGAGAGTCGTTCCTTCCAGATCCTGTGCTGCCCTGCAAAAGAAGAACAGGTAAAGGCATTGTTTTCGGCTTTTACTAAGAGAATGAGAGAAGAAAACGGGATTAAGTTCCAGACGGTGGTGCATCAGTATACCGCGGCCGATTATGAAGGTGTTATTTCTGTGGAGAATGAGGCTGCAGAGGATTCGGCCGGGCTTGTCTACTGGGTAGCCGGTGCGGAGGCTGCCTGCGCAGTGAATAAGACGGTCGAAAACATGGTATATGATGGCGAGTACACCGTGAAGGCCGAATACACTCAGCTGCAGCTTACAGACGGGATCAAGGCGGGAAAATTATTCTTTCACAAGGTGGGAGATGAAATCAGGGTGTTAATGGATATTAATACCTTAGTGAACTATACCGACGAGAAAGGCGAAGATTTCTCAAACAATCAGACCGTGCGTGTTTTGGATCAGATAGGGAATGATATTGCAGCAATATTTAACAACCGGTATTTGGGTAAGATCCCAAATGATGATGCAGGCCGGGTAAGTCTGTGGAACGACATTGTGTCTTACGTGAAACAGATGGCTGGAATACGTGCTATTGAGGCTGTGGAGTCTAAAAAGATCAAGGTGGAGAAGGGACAGACAAAACGGTCGGTTGTCGTGAATCTTCCGGTGGAGCCGATTAACTGCATGAGTCAGCTGTACATGACTGTGGTGGTTCAGTAGAAAGGAGCATTGAGAAATGTTAAATAATCCGATTATGAATGCAAAGGACGCAATCAGCGCGTCGCTTGCGGAGTGCTTTGTCACAATTGAGGGGAACCGGTATAATTTTATGCAGGCGATCAATTTGGAGGCCAGCATTGAGAAGACGAAATCAGAAATTCCAATTCTGGGAAAGACGGGGAAAGGTAATAAGACAACAGGCTGGAAAGGAAGCGGATCAGCCACCTTCCATTATAACACCAGTATCTTCCGGCAGCTTCTGTATCGGTATAAGGAGACGGGAGAGGACGTGTATTTTGATATTCAGGTCACAAACGAGGACCCGACAGCCGGAGTGGGACGCCAGACTGTTATTTTGAAAGACTGTAACCTTGATGGTGGCATTCTAACAAAGTTTGACGCAGATGCGGAGTATCTGGATGAGGATGCAGATTTTACCTTCGAGGATTTTGAAATTCCAGAGACATTTGGTGACCTCACCGGTATGCAGTAAAAGAAAGAGAGGATAAGCAATTATGGGAGATTTAAGCAGATTTTTAAAGAAGAATAAAAAGACGAAAGAGAACATTAAGATTCCGGCAACGATGTCTTTAACGGATGAGAACGGAACTCCTTTATTGTGGGAGGTTAAGCCGATTACTACAAAAGAGGATAACGCTATCCGTGAGGCATGTACTGTTGACGTTCCAGTGACAGGCAAGCCGGGAATGTTCCGCCCCAAATTTGATGGTAACAAATACCTTGCAAAAATGGCGGCGTCCTGCATCGTATTCCCCAATTTAAATGATAAGGAATTGCAGGATTCTTACGGAGTCATGGGAGCGGAGCAGCTGATCACCGAGATGATCGACGATCCGGGCGAGTACAATGATTTCATGAACCGGGTCCAGGAGTATCATGGTTTTAAAGAAACATTTCAGGACAAGGTAGAAGAAGCAAAAAACTAATCGAGGGAGACAGCCTGGAGGCGAATATCGCATACTACTGTCTCCACAAACTCCACAAATGGCCGCATGAGTATCTGGAACTTGACGAGATGGAGCAAGCTTATGTGGCCGCTGCGGTGGAGATTAAAATTAAAAATGATAAAGAGGCTGAGAAGAAGTCAAAACAAAAGAGCAAAGGGAAAAGACGGTAGATTCTGGAATAATAATATGGTATGATATGCTCAAAAGAGAAAGGAGCGTGTACCATGGGATTGTTTGGAAAAAAGTCAGAAGTAATAAAAGAATTTAGAGTTGTTTATTATGAAGGTAGTTTACCTGGTATAATTTCAGATGATGCACTGAAAATATCTGCTGAGGGGGAATTCCTCGTTATTGACGATTTAGCTAACCATAATCAAGTAAAGCTAAGACTGGATAAAATATATGGAATAGAGATATATACAGAAAAAACATACATGGAAAAATATAAAGGGAATGCCCCTTTAACTGGCGGGAAAAAAGATTTTTATGTGTTTCATTATTTGACAAAAGATAATATAGAAAAGCGCTTTGATTTATGTGACGTTTCAGCTAAAACAATGGGGGAGATAGCTAAATTGGTCAAAATTGTTCAAAAGAACGCTAAACCTAAGACTTATGAAATTTGATATTTGGCACCTTGAGTAATCAGGGTGCTTTTAATTTGTGTAAAAAGGGGGTGAATGGATGTCTGTTAGCTCAACATTACAAATAAATGACCGCATGACACCTGCGTTACAGTCAATAACAACGGCCATAAATATGATGGTAAGCAGTTTTTCGGCAGCACAGACCGCATCTGAAACAGCTGTTAATAGCGCTCAATGGAATGCAGCAACACAAGCAGTACAGGCAGCTTCAGCAGCGGTTGAAGAATATCAACAGGAATTAGAATCTGTACAAAATAGGCCGGTTACAGTTCCAGAGCCGTCATGGAGCAGTGTTGTGACAGCGCAGACGCCTTCTGTCTCTGGAACTGAACAATTTCAGCAGGAATATCAGGCCGCAACTGTGGCGGCTCAACAATTGTACCAGACTCAACAGGCAATTTCTGCACAGGCACGTAATATGACTGTGACGCCTCCGGGAATGCTTAATGATGTGGCGGCAGTGGAAAACCGTATGCAGGCGCTTTCCTTGCGTGTACAGGAGATTAATAACATTCCTATTGATATGCGTACTGATAAAGTCAATCAGGAATTGGTGACGTTGAATGGTCAATTGAGTCAGGCAACCTCTATTCAGGGAGACTTAAGCGATGCCATGTCCCATATGGATATCAGCGCTGCTAATGCAGCATATAGACAGCTCGTCTCTGTTATGGATACTGCGGAAGTAAATATAAAGGATAATATAGTTGCGCAGGAACAGTTTAACAGATCAATCACCGAAGGGAAAAGCGCCGCCACTGCTCTCGGAAGCAAAATAAAGCAGTTTGTTGGCATGTATTTAGGAGTTCAAGGCATAAAAATGGCCGTCAATTTTGTCGGTGATACTACATCATTACAAAATATCCAGACAGAAGCCGAAACAAAATTAGGGGCAGTTATGCGGCAGCGTATGGGGGCTACTCCTGAAATGATACAGAGCATTAAAGACTTGACATCTGCACAGCAACAATTGGGTGTTGTTGGTGATGAGGTACAGTTATCCGGTGCACAGCAGTTATCTACTTTTTTAACTACAGATACCGCTTTAAGCACTTTGATACCTGCAATGAATAATCTGGCAGTGCAACAAAATGGCGTAAATGTAAGTTCCCAGGATATGGTCAATATCGGTAATATGATGGGAAAAGTTATGCAGGGGCAGGTTGGAGCACTTACCAGAGTGGGTGTTACATTTGATGCAGCTCAGGAAAAAGCATTAAAATATGGAAACGAACAGGAACGCGCTGCCACGCTGGCCGAGGTTATCACCAATAATGTAAGCGAAATGAATTCGATCATGGCGGCCACCCCGCAAGGCCAAATACAGCAGATGGCAAACACATGGGGGGACATTAAAGAAGTTGTTGGAGGAAAATTATATCCCGCAGTTATGAGCTTTTTTACAGCAGTAAATACAAATATGCCACGAGCTGAAAGTGTTATAATGGGGGTAGCTGGGGGGCTTAATCTGCTAATAACGGGATTTGGATATATTATAGATTTTGCGGGTAATGCGGCTGGAGTCATTCAAGATAACTGGTCGTGGATCGCTCCAATTATTGGGGGCGTAACAGCTGCGGTAATAGCTTATAATGTGGCTATGGGAATCGGTACAATTATAACCGGAATTGATGCTTTGGCAAAAGGTGTGCAAGGGGCGGCTACAATGCTTGCAACGGGAAAAACTATTGCATATACAGCGTCGCAATACGGTCTTAATGCTGCATTGCTTGCTTGTCCTATCACGTGGATAGTAGGAGCTATTCTGCTTTTTGTTGCTGCTATCTATATTGTTATCGGGGCAATCAACAAATTTAAAGGCACGTCTATAAGTGCTACCGGTGTAGTGGCGGCAATATTTGGAACGCTTGCAGCACATATTGTTAATACGTTTATTGTCCCGACATGGAATGGAATAGCTGCTTTCATCAACTTTTTTTATAATGTCTGGAATGATCCGGTAGCATCAGTAAAAATATTATTTTATGATTTAGCATCTACAGTAATCGGCTACATTGTCAATATGGCTCATGCAATTGAGGATGTAATCAATAAGATACCTGGTGTACAGGTGAGTATCACAGCGGGCCTTGATAATTTCCAAAACCAGATAAAATCGGCGGCACAAGAAGCAAAAGACGCGTCGGGCTGGAAGGAGATTGTTGGATCGATGTCATATATTGATTATTCGGATAATGCAAGTAAGTGGTATGACAAAGGGGCTGCGGGTGAAGCGGCGTTAAAGGATATTATGAGCGGAGGTACCGCATTCAATATCGAATCAGAGTCCGCAGCACAAACAGCCTTAAACACAGGAAGCACAGCGGGCAACACCGCGAAAATAGCTGATGCCATGGATGTTATGGACGAAGATTTAAAATATATGCGTGATGCTGCGGAACAGGAGATTATAAACCGTTTCACCCTGGCCGAACTGAAGGTAGACGTTAAAAATAGCAACACACTTACAAAGAAAGCAGATTTTGATGATATGGGAAGTTTTCTTTCCACTTTTACCAGCGAGTTTCTCAGTGCATCTGCGGAAGGGGGACATATTTAATGGCATACGAAGTATATATTGATGATATGTTACTGCCGCTTCCACCACAAAAGATACCGATCAAATACCCGGGTCAGAATAAAAGTACTACCCTGATTAATGGGGAGGAAATTAATCTGATCCGGCCGTCGGGTCTTGCTGAAATCACAATTGATGTAGTCATACCGCAGATGAATTATCCGAGTGCTGTATGGGATGGAAGTATTGTCGATGCAGAGGACTTTCTTGACCATCTTCACGATCTGAAGGAGAGCGGGGAATCGTTTGAATTTATTGTAATCCGGGACGGCCCCGGCAGAAATGATTTCTTTGACACCAATATTGATGTAACCCTCGAGGATTATAAAATATCGGACGATGTGAAAGAGGGATTAGACCTGGTTGTATCACTGACCATGAAGGAGTATAAAAGCTACGGGACAAAGATCATGAATTTTGTGATTGTGGAAGACCAGCCTGTACCGGCGGCCGAGGAGCCGGAGCCGGAGCGGGAGGGATCGCCGCCGGCTGCAGAGACTTATACTGTGCAGAAAGGGGACTGCCTCTGGAACATTGCAAAAAAGAAGCTGGGGAATGGCAGCCGCTGGCAGGAAATTTACAATCTCAACCGTGACAAAATCAGCAATCCGAACCTGATCCAGCCCGGGTGGGTTCTCACAATGCCGGCATAGGAGGCAGCGCAGATGGAAGTACATTTATACATTCAGAATGGCCAGACCGTGTATGAGCCTGTAGTACAGGGAAGCATCACATGGGAGACTGAACGGAAAGGGCAGCCAGGGAAATGCTCCTTTACAATCATTCCGGACAGTACATTAAAGATTGAGGAAGGGAATGCCCTGCGACTGGACGTATCTGGTAAGCCTGTATTCTTCGGGTTCATCTTTGAAAGAAGCTGGAACAGTGACGGCATCATGAAAGTGACGGCATATGACCAGCTCCGGTATCTGAAAAATAAGGATAGTTACAATTATGACAAATTGACAGTCGGTGAAGTGATCCAGATGATCGCCAGGGATTTTAACCTTCAAACTGGCACGCTTGCCGATACGGGATATCTGCTTTCCAGAAATGAAAAAGACAGCACACTTTTTGACATTATCTTAAACGCCCTGGATTTAACCATGATCTATACCGGAAAAATCTATGTTCTCTATGATGATGTGGGAAAGCTGATACTGGAAAATGTAGAAGATATGAAGCTGGACATCGTGATTAATGGCGAAACAGCTCAGGACTATGACTACAAAATCAGTATAGACAGCAATACCTATAATCAGATCAGGCTGTATTACGACAACAGCAATACAAAGAAGCGTGAGACCTACATGGTGAAGGACACAGAAACCATTAATAAGTGGGGCGTACTCCAGATGAATGAATCCATAGATAAAGGCGTTGATGGCCAGACTGTAGTGGAGAATTACTTAAAGCTTTACAACCAGCCGTCAAAGAGCCTGACCATCAAAGATGCCTTCGGAGATGTCCGGGTGCGTGCCGGCTGTCTGATTCCGGTATTTCTGGATATTAAGGATATGCAGTTAAAAAACTATCTGCTGATTGAATCTGTCACCCACAAGATTGATGAAGGTGTGCACACCATGGATTTAAAACTGAAAGGAGCTGGAATCAATGGCTGATGCTGAATGGATTGGAAATATCAGAAAAATAGTACTTCAGGCCATAGAAGCGGGAAATCCCTGTGATGTAGTTTTCGGGACAGTGGCGAAATCGGCGCCTCTGGAGATCCAGATAGGCCCCAAAACATTTTTGCAGCCATATCAACTGATCCTTCCGCAGGGTCTGACAGACCATACTGAGGAAATGAGTATACCAGAAATTGGAACTGTAAATGCCACTGTTAAAAATGCATTGAAGGCGGGAGAGCAGGTGCTGTTAATTCAGAAGTGGGGCGGCCAGCAGTACCTGGTGGTGGACCGCTGGCAGGAAGGAGGCTGACATGCTGCCGGAGACTGGAAACATTTTAAAGCAGGACTTTGAAATCCGCCAGATTCCTTCTAAAACCTACAGGCTGGTTACGGCAGGCGCTTCTGGCTGGACGGAGGGGGCGGACGCAGCGGGTATTTCCGCAAATACGGAGGGGCTGGAAGTAAAAGGGGTTTCGGGAAAGACAGACGGACTGGAAGCGGTAAAACAGTCCGTTTTTTGTATCCTTCATACGGAGCGGTTTGACTGGCTGATTTACAGCTGGAATTATGGCGTGGAACTAAATGAATTGTTCGGTAAGTCTCCGGGTGTTGTGAAATCGAAGTTAAAAAAGAGGATACGGGAAGCATTGACGCAGGACGACAGAATCGTAAGCGTTGATGCTTTTTCTTTTTCCGTGTCCGGAAGTAGGCTGCATGTCTCTTTTTGCGTTCATACGAAATTCGGTGTCATGGAAGCCGGAACGGAGGTAGAAATCTGATGTACGGGGATATCAGTTATGAGGTCATTTTAAAACGAATGATGGAGCGGGCGCCGGCTGGGGTGGATAAAAGGGAGGGATCTATTTTATATGATGCCATGGCACCGGCTGCTGCGGAGATACAGAACACCTATATTGAACTGGGCTGGGCGCTGGAACAGATATTCGCAGATACAGCAATCCGGGAATATTTGGTAAAGCGCTGCAAGGAATGGGGAGTTGTGCCTTATCCGGCAACTAAGGCTTCATTAAAGGGCGAGTTTAATATGGAAATCGCTTTAGGGGAACGTTTTTCCCTTGGCACATTGAATTACACGGTGGTAGAAAAAATCGGTGATAAAATCTACCAACTGGAGTGTGAAACACCTGGAACTGCCGGAAACCGAAACCTTGGGGTCCTGATCCCGATCAATTACATTCAGGGACTGACCCATGCGGAATTGACAGAAGTACTCAAAGAAGGTTCGGAAGAGGAATCAACGGAAGCACTCCGGGAACGGTTCCTTTTCAAAGTTCAGAAGCCATCTACCAGTGGAAATATCTATGATTACTATAACTGGACGATAGAATGTGCCGGGGTAGGTGCTGCTAAGATATATCCTCTGGCCCTGGGGCCCGGTACTGTAAAAGTGGTGATTGCTGATGCAGAGAGATCGGCAGCAACGCCGGAACTGATCGAGCAGGTAAAGAACCATATCGAAGAGCTCCGCCCGATCGGTGCCGATGTCTCTGTTGTTTCCGCCAGAGAAAAAGCAATTGCCGTGACGGCCAGAGTCAGGCTGCAGAATGGTGTGAACCTGGGAAGTGTCCAGGAAATGCTTATGCTGGAGCTTACGAACTTCTTACAGGAGGGGGCCTTTGATGTATCTTATGTTAGCCTGGCGAAAGTCGGAAATCTGCTGCTGAATACAACTGGGGTGGAAGACTTTACAGAGCTGCGGCTGAATGGGCAGGGAGCTAATGTCAGCTTGGCAGATGAGGAGATCGCAGTGGCCGGAGCAGTCGCGCTGGAGGTGATGCAGTAGTGAAAATCAGTACTTATACGGAAAAACTGAATAAAGTGGACGGTAATGTATACGTGATCGAAGAAGAGGTATCCTTAGCTGATGGCGTATATGAGGCCCCTCTGGCGCATGATAATGTCAATCCTTCTACGCTGGCCGTCTACACCGGGCCCAAGCTGACCGGGGAGCGGATCCAGTCGTATGCGCTGTCTACGCCCAGCCTGATGCCATGGAAGCGGCTGATCCGTATTTATACCGATGTCCCCACCGTCTATATCAGCTATGAGACGGATGGGGATACGGTGGAGGCGGAAGACGTGAATCTGCTTCAGCAGGACGTAATACGGACCCAAGAGGGGCTTAACGAGGAGAAAGACCGGGCGGAGGCAGAAGAGGCCCTTTTGAAGGAAGCACTTGCAGAGGAAACGGCAAGGGCGGAGGCGACGGAAAAGAAACTGATGGTGGATCTTACTGCGGAGATTGGCAGAGCGAAGGCGGCAGAAAAGAAAGTGGCTGCGGATTTAGGAAAAGAGGTGGACCGGGCCACGGCTGCGGAGAAGCACTTAACGGACAGTTTGGTGGAAGAGACCACACGAGCAACTATGGCTGAAAAAGTTCTGACGGATAACCTTTCTGCCGAAGTTATCAGGGCAAAAGCCGGAGAAAAGACTGTGGCGGACAATCTGGCAGCAGAAACAGCCAGGGCAAAGACGAGGGAAGATGGAATTGCTGCAGAACTTGCCGCTGAGAATATCAGGGCATTGAATGCCGAGAATGCGCTGGCTGAAGACCTGACTATTGAGACAATACGGGCAATGGCGGTAGAAAAGACCTTCACCGATAATTTGGCGGGTGAAACAGCCAGGGCGGAAGCAAAAGAAACGGAGATCAGCGAGAATCTTTCTTCTGAGGTTACAAGGGCGAAGGCGGCAGAAAAGACTCTGACTGATAACATTACGGTAGAAGTGACCAGGGCAAAGGACGCAGAAAAGACTCTGACTGATAACCTGGCAGCGGAAACCATGCGTGCGGACAATAAGGAGCAAGAGATCATTCGTGAACTGACGGCGGAGAGTACCAGGGCCCAGGCAACGGAAACGGTGCTTACGAATAATCTGTCAGCAGAGGCGACCCGGGCAAAGGCAGCCGAGAAGACAAATGCAGATAATCTTACGGCAGAGACCAGCCGTGCCAAAGCGAAAGAGACGGAGCTTCAGGGAGATATTCAGTCGGAGGCTTCCAGAGCAGAGGCGGTAGAGGCCGCGATCAGGAGTACAATATCAACCAACAAGCCCATATGGGATGATAAGTATACACGCAATGAGATAGATAACAAATTTTCTGCTATGGAGACGGCCCTCGATTGGAAAGAGGCGGTTAATACCTTCGCGGATCTGGCGACCACGTATCCAAATCCGGAGGACGGCTGGACAGTCAATGTGAAGAATACGGACTATACTTACCGGTGGAGCGGCACGGCGTGGATTGCCATCTCAGCTAACGCGATCCCAAAAGCGACCCAGAGTGTGGACGGACTCCTTTCCAAAGAGGATAAAGCGGCTCTTGATGATACGAACGCAAAGAAGCATACCCACAGTAATAAGTCTACGCTGGATAAGATGACGGAGGTGCTGCTGGCAAACTGGACTGATGCCTATAATAAACGGCACGAGCACGGGAACAAGACCGTATTAGATAAGATCACCCAGGCACTGATTGATAACTGGACCGCGGCCTATACCCACATCAGCGACGCGCCAAAGCATATCACAGCGACGGAGCGGACAAACTGGAACGATGCGAACAGTAAAAAGCACACCCATGCAAATAAGAGTATCATCGATAAGCTCACCCAGGCCATGCTTGATAAATTGGCAGGGATTGCAACCGGAGCCGAAGTGAATGTTCAGTCTGATTGGAGCGCAACGGATTCTGCGTCCGACGCATTTATTAAAAATAAGCCGACCTCCATGACTGCAAAGGGTGGTGAGTCTGATACGGCTGTTAAGTTAAAAACTGCGCGTACAATTAATGGGATTGCATTTGATGGCTCAAAGAATATTACGATAGAAGCTAATACTCCGATAAAGCAACTTACCAGTGGTTCACTTGATGATGTAAAAACTTTTGGGGATTATTATGCTGCCGGCGGAAATTCTGTAACTGGAAAACCGGAAAGCGTAGATCATTTTGGGCTGTGTGTTTTACGTGTAGCAAGTGGATATATTGGACAAGAACTCGATGTTAATGGTCGGAAATGGACGCGAATGTACAACAGTAGTACGAGTGCTTGGAGTGGTTGGGTAGAGTTTTTCTCAGAAGGGCATAAACCGGCATGGAGTGATGTAACCGGAAAGCCCAGTACCTTTGTTCCGGCGGCGCACTCACATACAAAAAGTCAGATATCAGACTTTCCCTCTTCCATGCCTGCATCCGATGTAGCAGCATGGGCGAAAGCTACGACGAAGCCTTCCTATGGGTGGACTGAGATAACTGGTAAGCCGAGTACTTTTGCGCCGTCAGCTCATACTCATACGAAAAGCCAGATCACGGATATGCCGACTAAGGTGTCTCAATTTACAAATGATACTGGATATATTACTGCTGCTGATGTCGATACCAGTCAGAATCATGTTCATGCGAATAAGAGTGTGCTGGATAAGATAACGCAAGCTCTCCTGGATAATTGGAATGCAGCACATACCCATGTAAGTGACACGGTAAAGCATATCACGGGAGTTGAGCGAACAAATTGGAATGATGCAAATGGTAAAAAGCATACTCACGGTAATAAGAGCATTTTGGACGGAATCACACAAGCTTTAGTTGATAAATGGAACAGTGCTTTGACTGCATTGCCTGCTCATACCCATACAAAATCACAGATAACTGACTTTCCAGCATCACTTCCAGCAAATGGAGGTACTGCAAATTATGCAAATTACTTGAATGTTAATAATATAGCGGCTAATACAGATCTTAATACAATTACAACACCGGGATATTATTACTGTCCTATGAGCGCAACTGTAACAACATTTAAAAATAGCCCAACATCAATGGCTTTTTTCATGGAAGTAGGAAAACACGCTGGGGTATACCAGAAGATTGTGGAGTACACTGTCAGTAATCCGAAAACATATGAAAGGAATTATTATAGTGATTCATGGGGAACATGGAAAAATATCACTGTTCTAACTCCTGTTCCAGCTGGCGCAAAATTCACAGACACGGTTTATACACATCCAGCAACAGCCGGTAATAAACATATTCCTGCCGGCGGAGCTTCCGGGCAATTCCTGAAATGGTCTGCCGATGGTACTGCGGTATGGGCGGCAGATAATAATACTACGTATTCGACATTTAAGGCAGCAACGGCCAACGCCGCAGGCGGAACGGGTCTGGTTCCGGCTCCCGCCGCAGGAGCACAGGCAAAGTATTTAAGGGCGGATGGAACATGGCAGACACCCACAGATACGACTTATAGTGATATGAAGGGGGCAACGGCCAGCGCCGCAGGTACGCATGGACTTGTGCCAGCGCCAGTTGCAGGGGCGCAGGGAAAGTACTTTAGAGCTGACGGAACCTGGCAAACACCACCGGATACGAATACTACTTATAGCGCGGCTACTCAAACAGCAGCTGGTCTTATGCCGGCGGCCGATAAAAAGAAATTAGATGGTGTAGCAGCTGGGGCCAATAATTATGTTCATCCTTCTACACACTCTGCCAGTATGATTACACAAGACGCCACTCACCGGTTTACCTCGGATACAGAAAAAAATGGATGGAATAAGTTATTGTTTTCGGCGGCCATCACAGTTCCTGCTTCCGGCTGGAGCGCAGGGGCGCCTTACACCCAGACCGTGTCTGTTTCTGGTTTGACTTCTGCTATGGATGTCATGCTGACGTTGAATATTACCGGCAGTCCTACTACTAATCAGGTAAAGGCATGGAAAGCAGCGTTAGGCATGATTGATGTCGGAACAACCACCGATGGATCGGTGGTATTTACGTGTTACAGTAAGAAACCGGCCGTTGACCTGCCACTATACATAAAAAGCGTTTAGGAGGAGCATATGTACGGAAATACATTATATGGTCTTGCAAAATATGCACGGGAGGCGGAGGACAGCTATACGCCGGAAGAATATTTTGTGGACCTGGCCCGATACGTACCGCCATTCCTGGCAGAGCTGCGGGAGCTTTCCGCCCTTTATGAGACAGAAGGGTACGAAATTGGATATCTCGAACATAATCTAAGGGATTTGTTTGACCAGTGCTTTATTACAACGGCAACCTGGGGGCTGGTGCTGTGGGAACGGATGTATGGAGTAACCACAAATATGTCTTTATCCTATGAGCAACGCCGGGAGATTTTGATGGCAAAGCTGCGGGGACAGAGTACGACGACAAAGCAGATGATAGAGGATACGGCGGCAGCATTCTCAGGCGGAGAAGTACAGGTAATTGAAGATAATCCCCATCATCATTTTATTGTGCGCTTTGTTGGTGTCAAAGGAATTCCCAGAAACATGCAGGCATTTATTGATATGTTGGAGGATATTAAACCGGCTCATCTGTCCTATAGCTTTGAATATACCTATACCGTATGGGGCAATTTGAAGGGACTAACTTGGGGAGATTTAAAGGCACAGACCTGGGGAGAGATAAGAATCATGGAAGGAGTATAAGCAGATGCAGACAACACAGAATTACAGCTTGAAGAAGCCGGAAGAAACTGATGTGATTACCATCAGCGACTTGAATGATAATATGGATATCATAGATGAAGTTATGAAGAAGTTTGTAAACCGACGGATTTTGAAGCTTATGGCCGCAGGCTGGAGCGGTTCTTACCCGTTCACTCAGGCAGTAG